CCAAGCTTACGAGCGTGCCGAGCCAGGATACACCTATCAAACCAATCACAAAGAACACTAACGCCAAAGCGATTGTCATCACCATAAGTTCGCAAAGTCACCATGGACCGAAAAGAAGGAATAGCAGCCAAAGAAGCTTGGATACTTTGGTTAGGGTGGCGATCAATGAACTCACTGGCGTAGCTAACTCTAGTCACTCCACTGTCATAAACGGAATTGTTCTCGCCCGTTATCCACACATCCGACGGAAACTTCATCGTTGCCCAAATCACCACACCATCAACCAAGTGCAATTACACCATCGGCCAAGTCCAAATCAAACAAATGCACATTACATCATCGGGGTAAGTCTCAGTGAACCTTTGCATAGTGTAACGCAAACTCCCAACCATGTACATGTTTACGTAAAGCCGCTGGTCGAGGTCAAATCCCGAAAAATCATTAGATGCAGTACGATCCACCCCACCACGCATACAAATCGCGTCATCAATGGTGCCCCAAACCATAGGGTCCATGGCATTCACGCCTATTACCATCTCTTTCAACGACATCGGCAACTTGTGCAGTGCACTAATGAAGGCTCCCAAAATTATGCGGAAAACAATCAAATGGGCAAAATCAGTGATAGTAAAATGGCGAGTAGACCAAGATCCAGCATGTTTTGGCTTCCTCATCTCAAGCTTCGCTTTCCACTAAGCCAACATAGGTTCCATTTCACCAGAGCCATCCACCACATCATCAATCGTGCAAAGCAAATCGCGCACCAAAGTCTCCAAGGCAGGATCCATCTTACGATTCTCGACATCAATCCAATTCTTCTTAATACCACCTAAAGTGGGGCCCGAAGACTTCGATAAATCAAGAGCTTTAATTCCAAACTCAACACATCCAAAAATGGCCTCCTGCTCAGTCAAACGACGGTACACCCAGCCCTTCTTATTAAGGGCACGCATGATTGGCTCCCAATAGTCATTGAAAGCCCACTACAACACCAGCGGGTCAACGCCTTCAACCACGGCGATCTTCTCCATTTCGGCCAAATAGGTATCAATTCCAACCAAGGCACCATCTTTCTCAATCAAGGAACTTCCTGAGGGCGGCGCACACCAAATTCGTCCAGAACCGGCCAATTTCGCTTGTATTTGAGGACCGAACGGGGTTGCACGTATCTTACCACCCGTCCTAAATTTGCTACGACCATGCGGCAAGAACCCAATCACCTCACCCTCTAAAACACGATCATCGCTTAAAACACTCTAATACAACCAACTGGCACCGGATAAGGATTGGACCCCATTAGCTAAGTAGTCAGCATTTGGATTCAAACGCATTGGCGGAGTTGGGAAAATACCGCCACAGGCTTCATCCATGGCAGCCTCAACTTGTTTGCGCAATAAAATCTAACACCAGGCCTCACAATCAGG